CGTATTTATGACAACAGTTTAACACCCAAAGAACCAAAAACACCTGATTTTAAGGTCTCTACTCGTTACTATCAGGTCGAAAATGGTCACAATCGTCTTGGTATGGGGAATGAAGATGAATATTTTTGGAAAACAGCACAAGAACGGGATAGCAACCCCGTAAAAAGTTCTGATTTTAACGAATCAGGAGAACAAAATGACCAAAAAGGTTGACAAAGACAAAAATTTCATGGAAAATGAGTGGGGAACTCGATATTTGGCAAGTGAATATGGATGGGAGAACAAAATTCAACAACAAAAAATGCTTCGTGAGATTGCAAATGATGATTTAACTCCAAAAAAACATGATTTTCACGTTCAAAACGAAATTCATGAAAAAATTCGTAATGATGATGACTATGATGATTGGGAATATGGAACCGAACCTCTTTATGAGACTAAATTTTAGTTTTGAAGGGTAGTCAAACTACCCTTTTTTAGTATAAATAAGTCAGTATTAGTACATAACAGTGCCTTTAGAGAACGTTAGTCGTGGTTTTAGGGATATAAGTCTTTCCTTTAAGGTTCATCCTATTACTTATGACTTACTTTCAATTAATGATGCCAATGCTGTTAGTAGATCATTAAGAAATTTAATTCTTACGTTAAATGGTGAACGTCCTTTTAACTCACTTTTGGGAACAGGACTAAATAGAACCTTATTTGAAGTTTTAGATACTCGTGTTACCACCGATATTGAAAATGAAATCAGGAATGTGATTAATAACTTTGAACCACGAGTTTCATTAAGATCAGTTATAGTCACACCCGACTTTGATCAAAATGGTTATCATGTCTTACTTGATTATGAAGTGATAGGATCTTCAATACCTCCACAAAAAATTAATTTTGTACTCCAAACGGTTCGATAGATGCCACAGATAAACTTTTCAAATTTAGATTTTGATCAGATTAAATCTACAATTAAAGATTATCTGAGAGTAAATCCAAACTTTACTGATTTTGATTATGAAGGATCTAATTTATCAACTTTGATTGATATTTTAGCATACAACACATATTTGAATTCTTTCAGTGCAAATATGGTTTGCAATGAAGTCTTTATTGACAGTGCTACACTAAGAGAGAATGTTGTTTCTTTAGCTAGAAATATAGGATATATTCCAAAGTCAAAGGCAGCTGCGCGTTCTTCAATTTCTTTTGTTGTTGATACAAGTGGTCTTAATGTAACTCCACTTACTTTGACTCTTCAGAAAGGAGTGTGTGCATCTTCAAATGCATTTGGTACAGAAAGTTATTCTTTTTGTATTCCTGATGATGTTATCGTCCCAGTTACCAACAATATAGCAACATTTGAAGATGTTGAAATAATCGAAGGAACTTTAATTGCACAAACTTTTCTCGTAAATACCTCACAATACAATCAAAGATTTATTCTGGACAATCCAGGAATTGATACTTCTACAATTAGAGTTTCAGTCCAGAATAGTTCTGGAGATATAGTTAAAAATAAGTTCAAACTTGTAGATAATATTTCAAATACAGATAGTCAAAGTAAAATTTTCTTATTGCAAGAAATAGAAGATCAGAGATATGAATTATTATTTGGTGATGGTAATTTTGGTAAAAAATTAGAAAATGGAAATTTAGTTACAGTATCTTATATTATTACAAAAGGAAAACTGGGAAACGGCATTTCACTTTTTTCTTTTAGTGGAAAAATAGTTGACAATAATGGAAATATAATTTCTTCCGGAATATCAAATTTAACAACTCTCAAAGTTTCTGCGGGTGGAGATGACATAGAGAATATTTCATCAGTTCGTAATTATGCACCTAAATTTTATTCAACTCAAAGTAGAGCAGTTACTGCTTCTGACTATGAATCTATTGTTCCAAAAGTTTTTCCCGAAGCAGAAACTGTCACTGTTTTTGGTGGAGAAGATTTAGATCCACCACAATATGGAAAAGTTTTTATTGCAATTAAACCAAGAAATTATAATTATATTTCAAACATTGTTAAAAGAAAAATTATAAGAGATTTAAAGCAATATTCGGTAGCAGGAATTCTCCCAGAAATTGTAGATTTAAAATATCTTTTTGTTGAAGTCAGCAGTTCGGTTTATTATAATTCCAATTTAACCATATCTCCAAACGATTTAAAGACAAAGGTGATTAATAATATCACATCCTTTTCTAGATCGAATGAATTAAATCAATTTGGTAGTCGATTAAAATATAGCAAACTCTTAAAGATAATTGATGATATAGATCCAGCAATTACTTCAAACATTACTAAAATTAAAATTAGAAGAGACTTAAGAGCCTCTCTTAATACTTTTGCAGACTATGAAATATGTTTTGGAAATCCTTTTCACCTTAAGTATGATACTACAGGAAAAAGAACTCCATTTAATATAAAATCTACATCATTTAAGGTTAGTGGTATTACAGGAGACCTTTACTTGTCGGATTATCCAGATCAAAATGGAGAGAAGGGAAAATTATTCTTATTCAAAAAAACATCAACTAATGACTATGAGATTGTAAGAAATAATGTTGGTTCAGTCGATTATTCAAAAGGGGAGATAATTCTAAATGTATTAAATATAATAGAAACTGAAATAAAAACTCCAGAAAATATTATAGAAATTGAAGCAATTCCAGAGTCAAACGATGTAGTTGGACTGCAAGATCTGTTCTTACAAATAGATTCAAAATCATTAAATGTTAATATGATTTCCGATACAATTTCATCTGGTGCTGATACTTCAGGATTTTCATATGTAAGAACTTCAAGTTTTTCTAACGGACCAATAAGCAGGTAATATGACCGAATCAAAAATTTCTGTTAAGCATAACGTAGAATCCCAAATTCCTCTTTTTATGCAAGAGGAATATCCTTTATTTGCACCATTCTTAAAACAGTATTACGAATCTCAAGAAAATTTTTCTGAACCTATCAATATTGCAAAAAATATTGATAGTTTAATTAAAACTGATAGTTACACATCCAAAGTTTTAAACGATAGCAGCACTGTTACCACAGAATTTGTTGATTTTACAGATACTTCTATAAAAGTTGAAAGCACTTTTGGTTGGCCTGCTAGATATGGTCTACTAAAAATTAATAATGAAGTTATTACTTACACTTCCATCACAGAAACATCTTTCGAAGGATGCATCAGGGGATTTAGTGGAATTACTTCTTATAATTTTTCTGGACAACAAGTGTCATATGAGACTACAGAAAATGACACTCATGAAGTTGGATCTAAAGTAGAAAATTTAAGTACACTTTTTCTTAAAGAATTTTTTAGAAAAATAAAAATACAATTTTTACCTGGATTTGAAGATGTTGAATTATATTCTGGATTAGATCAAAAAAACTTTTTAATTCAATCTAAAGATTTTTATTCTACAAAAGGAACTCCAAAAGCTAACAGCATTTTATTTAAAGCTTTATACGGTGAAAATGCAGAAACAATAAAACCTCAAGATTATTTGTTAAAACCATCCGCAAATGATTATAGGGTGGTTAATAGAATGGTTGTAAAACCAATCAGTGGTAATATTCTAGATTTAGAAGGATCATCAATATTCCAAGATATTACGACAGTATCTGGAACAACAAACTCTTATGCATCAGTATCAGAGGTCGAAATAAAATATTTTAATCAAGAGTTGTATTATATTCTTGATATTGATTTTGGTTATGATAAAGACACACGTACTTTTGGATCAATTTACGGAAGTTTTAAAGTACATCCAAAAACAAAATTAGTACAAGTTAATGGATCGGATTTGACAGTTGATTCTACAATAGGATTTCCCGAGTCTGGAACATTAATAATTAATGAAACAGAAGTAACTTATACTGATAAAACAAATAATCAATTTTTAAATTGTACAAATGTTCCAACATCTACAATTGGAGATGACATTGAATCTGCAGAATATCAATCATACGGATTAGATGAAAATGGAAACAGGATTGATTTTAGAATTACTGGAGTTTTAGAAGAAATAAATTTAAATGATGAAGATGAATATTACTATGAGTCTGGAGATCCAATATTAATAGAAAGTTTAGGAATTATAAAAAATAAAGAAGATGTAAGATTTAACTCTTGGAAATTCAATACCTCTACAAAATTTGATATTAAATCCATTTCTCAAAATGGACAGTATTTTGTTGTAACGTCTTTTGATGACCATTTACTGTCTGCAAATGATGATCTGCATTTTGTTAATAAAGTAAACAACAGTATCACTGAAGCTAAGGTTGAGAAAGTAATATCCGATATAAAATTTCAAATATCTGCCAATATAAGTTTTTTGAACGCAAATACTTTTTCCAATCAACATTTTATTAGAAGATTGGTAAAGTTAACGGATACTACAATAACAAAAAATTATTTTACTTCCGACATTCAGAATGTTTATGATAATGAAGGAAGTGTTGTTATTACATCATCATCTTTACCTTCATACGCAATTAAAACAACCAATAGAGCAAAAACTTTAACACTAAGTAGTTCATCTGTAACAACAGATTTTATTGTTCCAAATCATCAATTTTTTACTGGAGACGTAATTAGGTTAACTGCAGATCCAGATATTTTTTCAACGAATGTAAAAAACTATGTTGTTAAAAAAATAGATAACGATACATTTAAATTGTCTCTTAGCAATTCAAATATAAAAAATAATTTATTTGTTACCTTTGAAAATTATATTGAAGATTTAGTATCAATAACAATTACTCCTTTAAAGAATACTGACAAGTCGTTATTATCTCAAAAGATTGTAAGAAAAATAGAAGAACCAATCTCACCAAAAGACATAAATGTAGAAACTAAACCCCAAACCAGAGTTGGTGTTTTAATAAATGGTGTTGAGATTTTAAACTATAAGGGAGAGGATTCTGTTTGTTATGGACCCATAGAATCTATTGAGGTTCTTGATGGTGGTGAAGACTATGATGTTATTAACCCACCTATTGTTAAAATTTTAGACTCCACAGGAGTTGGTGCTACAGGTAACTGCGCCGTAAAAGGTTCATTAAAAGAGATTAAAGTAATTGATGGTGGATTTTCGTATATCAACATACCATCAATTTTAATTTCTGGCGGAAATGGTTCTGGAGCAATCGCTGAGGCAAAATTATCTAAAATTTATAATGATGTTTATTTCAATGCTTTTGGAATTTCTACGTCTAGTGGTGGATTTATAAGCACTACTTCTAATTTTATTGGATTCAATACAGATCATAGATTTAGTGGTGGAGAAGAAGTCATATACAATTCTTTCGGTGGCACTAAAATTGGTATAGGAACCACTTCTGGAGATGACATAACAAAAGATTATCTCAATGATGACACTGCATATTATGTTTCGATTATTAACGACAAATCAATTAAAATTTATAATAATCAGGATGATGCTCTCAATCAAACCAATGAAATAAATATCACAAGTTCGGGGACTGGAAATCAAAGATTTAGATCTGCTGAGCAAAAAAATATTATTAGTTCAATTCAAGTCATAAATGGTGGTAGTGGTTACGAAAACAAAAAAAGAATTGTTGAAATGGTTGGTATCAATACTTTTAATGATAGCATCAATATACAAAATCATGACTTTAAATCCGGAGAAATAGTAACTTATAAAACGACAGGAAATGTAATTTCTGGATTAGATACTTCAAGAAATTATTTTGTTATTAAACTTGATGATAATAATTTTAGATTATGTCCAACAGGAATTGGCACTACATCAATAACAAAAGATTTTTATCTAACAAACCAATATATTGACCTACAATCAAAAGGATCTGGTGTTCACTCGTTTAACTATCCTCCAATTAGTGTTACTGTTAATGGTAGAATTGGAGTTGGTACAACCAATGTCTCTCAGTTTCAGGCACAAATAGATCCTATTTTTAAAGGGGAAATTACATCAATTCAACTGACTAATAATGGGATGGGTTATGGATCTACCGATATAATTAATTTTGATAAGCAACCAGAAATTAGTTTGAACAGTGGTAAAAATGCTGTTGTGAAACCAATTATT